CGTTATTAAAAATTTTTTTAACCTACCTATTACGTTTTAAAATAAACGTACAGACACACCCACATTACATTATGGCAAATCAAGATTTACTAAAGCAAGCTATTGCTGAAGCTAAAGCTATTCGTGAAGCTGCTATCTCCAATGCTAAGGACGTAATGGAAGAGTCTTTAACTCCACATTTAAAAGACATGCTCGCCGCCAAGCTTCAAGAAATGGAAGCAGAGGAAATGGAAGAGACTGTTGAAGAAGAAGTGGTCGAAGAAGAGGAAGCCATTGAAGAAGGTTCTTACAAAGAAGACGAGATGGATGAAGTAGAAGTAGCTGAAGTTGAAGCACCAGTTGCTGAAGAAGATGAACCAGCTGAGGATGACGCAGAAGAATCTGAGGACGAAGCTGAAGAAAAAGCCGAAGAAGGTGAAGAAGAAGCAGAAGAGATCGAAGATATGAATATCGAAGATCTTAAATCTTTAATCCGTGATATCATTGCTCAAGAAATGGGCGCTGGTATGGAAGACGGTATTGAGGATATTGAAGCAGGTGATGAAGAAGGCGGAGTAGAGGACATGGTCGCTGCTGACGACGAAGAAATCAACCTGGAAGAACTTCTTGCTGAACTCGAAGCACTTTCTGAGGAAGAAGAAGTTGGTGAAGCTAAACATGACGACGAAGACGCCATGGAAGAAGCTGTAGAAGAAGAAGAAGTAGAGGAGAATGTTGAATTAACAGAAGCCCTCGAAACTATCGAAACTCTACGTAAAGAGCTATCTGAAGTAAACCTTCTAAATTCAAAATTACTCTACGTAAATAAAATATTTAAAGCTCATAACTTATCAGAAGCTCAAAAAGTAAATATTATTACTACTTTTGACAAAGCTGAGACAGTTAAAGAGGTTAAACTTGTTTACGAAACAGTTGCTGAAAATATTGCAGCACCTAAGAGTGAAAACTCACAAATCAAAGAACACAAATCTTTTGCTTCTAAAGCAGCCGGTAACTCAACTAAAGGAGAGGTAATCTCTGAAGTGAGCGAACAGGTTCGCAGAATGCAGAAATTAGCTGGAATCATTAAATAACTTAATTTTTTTTTTATTACAATGGAAATCAACAACCTACTCGAAGGCTCAGCGAGCGAATTCAAAGTATTGCAAGAAGATGCTGCCCGTTTAGCCGACAAATGGACCCAATCCGGCCTTTTAGAAGGTCTAGAGGGTAACAATAAGGGTATGATGGCTCGTATCCTTGAAAACCAAGCCAAACAATTAGTATCTGAAGTTTCTACTACTGGAACTGGCGGTACTTTCTCTGCTGGTGCAGGTGAGCAATGGGCAGGCGTGGCTCTACCATTGGTACGTAAAGTATTTGCTCAAATCGCAGCAAAAGACTTCGTATCTGTTCAGCCAATGAACCTACCTTCTGGTCTAGTATTTTACTTAGACTTCAAATACGGATCTAGCACTGCCGGATTCTCTACTGACGACAACATGTACGGTAACGTATCTACTGCTAACGACAAAATGGCTGTAGATGAAGAAGTTTCTGGTGGTCTTTATGGCGCTGGTCGCTTCGGTTACTCTATCAACTCTGCTTCTGCAGTTGCTTCAGTAGCCTTTGGTGCTGCTTCTTCTGCATCTATCGGATACGATGATTTAGTACCTCCATCTCACTTCGTAACTGCTACTGTTAGCCTTTCTGGTACTAACTTTGACAGCAAAGGCACTCGTGCTTTCAGAATCCTTTCTGGATCTGTAGACGTAACTTCTCACCCTGAATATACTACTGTTTCTGGTAACAACGTAACTTTCGTAATTACTGGATCTGTACTTGCTCAAACTAGCAACATTACTGGTTCTGTAGTTTACCACAAACAACCAGCTGACAATAGCCGTGGTGACTTCGAAGATACTACTGGAGTATTAAAGATTCCAGAAATCAACGTAACTCTTGCTTCTGAAGCAATCGTTGCTAAGACTCGTAAGTTGAAAGCACAATGGACTCCTGAATTCGCTCAAGACTTGAACGCTTACC